CATCCATCATTTCGACGACGGCATCCCATTCATCGGCGCTGAAAATATGTCCCCCGCTGTTCTCAACACAGTCTCCCTCGTCCTCCTTTTCGACGGCGACAAATGCCGATTCCTCAAAAACGCCTTCCTCCGTCTCGTCTTCGAGCGTGTCCGCATTCTGCAAAATCGTAAGCTCGTAGAAATCGTAGTCGTAGACGCTGCTGGTCGGCTGTTCGCAGTCCATGAGCGCCGGACAAACGGCCTTGACGATCCCGGTATAGCCGAAACGATCACCGACAGAAGGGCAGAAAGGCACGATTTCGGCCTCCGCGTGGAAGTGCTGATTTTTGCGCTCGCTATAGCGCGTGTAAAACTTGATCTTTTCCATTTTTTAGCTCCTTTCTCTTGTTAAAGCGTCTGATGTGATGTCGGGCTGGGCTGGGGCTTGATAGGCTCAAACCCCGCAGAAAGCCGTAGGCGCTCAATCAATCCAGTATGTTTTCTTGTCGTGCCTGATGTATCTGCGTTCGTTCTTCCCGTACATGATGGAGCGAAACACGGTTGCCTCGCTCGCCTTGTCAGAGCTGCGGAAATTGTTGTTGTGGATGTCGATTTCGACGTAATCAGAGCCGCCGAAAGCGTTGGCCCCGGCAAATCTCCACTTGTGCCCGATTTCGTTGATGTTCATTTTTCGTTCTCCTTTCTTCTTTGCGCCAGTATAGGCGCAGAACAGTACATTTTTACGGTCTATTCTTTGCGACAGAGGATTTCCCTTGAAAACTCTGCCGTGCCGGGAGTGCAAAGCGTGATCCTGTATAGTGTTATTTGCGGCATATCCGCAGAAACGCGCAGAGCGCAGAAGCGCGCCCATGCGTCAATCTCGGAGTTGTGTTCGCCTATTATGATCGAATCATAGTCTTCCCTGTCCGCATTCCACGAAAACGCAGAAATTCGGTAAACTGTGCGGGTTTTCATAATATTTTCCCCCTTTAGTTTATTTTACCGCTTTCCGGCCTTGCCGTCAACGGAAGAACGGCGCTTTTTCTCGCTCTTTGTCTCGCGCCCCTTGCAGGGCATTGTCCGCATACTATCGCCGCAGACGCGATAATAGACGCAGCCTCTGCACGGATATTGCGCCATAGCGTTACCCCCTTTTCGATTGTGTGAACTCTTAGATTCTGCTTCCGCAGAAAGCGTTAGATGCAAGCGGCTTTCCACTCGCGGACAAACAACTGCATATCGCGCAGACTGCCATTCGCAGAAAACCATTCGCAAGCGCCGTTAGAAATGATGAAATCCGCATAACGCTGGTAATCTGTTCTTGCAGCGGCTCTATCTTCGCTTGTTACGCGCCGGATCGTCAAACCGTGGCGCTCCATGTATTCGGACTTTTTCATTGCTATATTTTCCCCTTTCAAGTTGTGTGCCTTTCGGCATGGAATAGGGCTTGATAGGCTCAAACCCTTTAGAAAGCCGCAGAAAGTGTCTATTCGTCAAGATCAATCTCAATGTGAAGATATCCGTCCGTAGCGCAAAAAATGTAAAGGACTTCCGCATCTTCCCAGTCATCAGAAAGATCACCGGGCGAAAAATCGTCCGTTCCGTCAGTATCAAACAAGACGGTTTCCGTGTTGCAGTCGTGATCCCACGCAGAAACGCGAATTTTGCCCTGAATAGTGGCATCGTTGACAAGATCGTAAAGTGTCATTTTTGTATTCCCCTTTTCATAATGTTTTGATCGCTTTTCGGCAATCATACAGAAACACAAGTTTTTCTTGTATTCCTGTATCAGCGCCGAAACGCTGATTTTTGACTTATGCGATAGCACCAGCAAAGAAAGAAGTCCAGTCGAAACGCTCAACGGGCTGTGCGTCCCACCAGCTTTTCCCGCCGCCGTCTTTGCAGAAAGCCGAAAGAAAAGCGTTGACATGACGCATAGTGGTAGCAGAATAACCGCCCCAAAGCCGTTTCACGTTTCCAGCGCTGTCGATCATGCAGACCTCTGTATTATAGCTTTTCAGAACATGAACGTTTTCATGTGACAGAACACGCGCTTTTCCGTAAAAGCTCTTTCTGCTATCGTTCGGCATAAGTTCAATAGTAGTGATGTTAGACATTGTAATAACTCCCCTTTTCGTTTTTTGTAGCTCTCCCGGCTTTAGACGGGCAAAGGCCACATTACAGGGCTTGCGCCCTGCTATCTGTGTTAGCTCACTGATAAAACCACCGAGTAATTTTTTCGCTGCAAGCGCCGGAAGGGCGCTCAACGGTGCCAATAGACGGAGCATAACCGCAATAGAAAAGTTCCAGTCCGGCAAAGTCTGCAAACTGTTTAGAAAGACGCTCGCACCATGCGCTTTCGCGCTTCTCGCTCCGTTTCGTATAAGGCCGATCGCACCAACGTTCATCATTCGCAAGGTAAAGATTGCGCTCTGCAAGGCCGCACAGACGATAAAAACTGTTCATCAGTTTGCGCGCCGTCTGCAAGTCGTTTTCGGTGTATTCCTCGCTGTGATACTGCGCGAGGCGCATAACCTCTTTTTCCCGGAGCTGCGCTATAGTCATTCGTGCCATTTTCATTTTCCCCTTTTCAAAATATATTCACTCTGCAATTTTTCGGGCTTGCTACCCGTGTATGCCGCCAAGCGGTTTTGTTTGGCGGCATAGGCTGATAGCAAATCACTTTTTCAGAATGTATGAAGGGACATTGCGGTGATAGCTGACGTAAAGCGTATTTGTTTCGCTGTCTAGGTATGCTGTCCATCCAAATACACCAGCGTTATAACCGAGTTCTACAAGATCATATTTGCTTTTGCCGGGAATCTCTTGTTCGCAGCAATAACCAGTTTTGCAATGAGCAGCGCAATCATACCAGCGCTTTAAGTCCTTAATAGTTGCCATTTTCTTTTTCCCCTTTTCAATTAGTTATTCAAGCGATGACGCTTGTTTCATTGCCTATGCACATAGATTTTTACGCCTTGCAAGCGTTGTAAAACTTGCGAATATCGCGCTTTGTGTATTTGCCGGAAAGACTGTAGCAGTATGTACCAACATCGCGGCCAGCTAATCTAACTTCAACTGTCCCGATCGGTTTTCCGCTCTTTTCGTAAACGCCATAGATATTTGCGTAATTCGTCTGATTGATTAACTCAATTTTCATTTGTGCATCCTTTCCGCATAGGCAATCAAACAAACGGGAAACGGCGTAAAAAGCCGTTTCCACGCTTGCAAATAAAATAAGTATACCTGCAACTTACCCAGCTTTTGCACCGTCTACGGATTTATTTCACCTCGGCAGTATTGCAAGCTCCGATATTTCCGGCCATCGGATCGCCGCTCGGTTGACAAGGTACAGCCGGAGGCTTGGCCAGCAAATGCCCGGCTTCCCCGCCCCCTACTGACTATAGTATATACTCATGCGTACAAAATTACTATTGTGAGTAATGACAAATATACGCATGAGTGTATAGTGAAAATGACTATTGCGCATTTTGGGGCGCGGTGGTAGTATTGGCGCGGGGGTGATTGCAATTTGTCCAGTTAGCGAGGCGCGCCGCAGGGCGAGCGACAAATATAACGCAAAATGCGACGCAATTCAGATCAGACCACTTGCGCCGGAGGGCGCAGCGATTCGCGCAGCCGCAGCCGCAGCCGGGGAGAGCCTACAACATTACATTCTATCGGCTGTCCGGGATCGCATGGACAAGGAGAGCGCCGAGGGCTAACCCCCCCCGGCGTTTTCTTTTACCCTGCTGTCAAGGGATAATACTTGACATAACATCGGCAACAGGCTATAATTGCTGTAAAGGACAAACACTTGACAAGGTGGTAAACATGGGAAACAAAGCGGAGATTGTGCAAGCGGATACGGCGATTAAAAAGCGTGGGAGAGGCGGCAAGTTCAACTTCCCCAACGCGATTGATCCGGCAACGGAGGATAGCGACACGATCCGCGCCGTATTATCTGAAACGCTGCAATGGTACGATAGAGGGCAAGACAGGCCAACAACAGACGAAGGAATCTATCAGAGATCAAGAGAGTATTTACAGAGCTGCATAGACAAGGGAATAAGGCCAACCGTCGAAAACTATTGCTTGTCGTTGGGATACGCAAGGACAACCGTGACCGAATGGAAAAATGGTAATAATTGTAGCGCCGCGCGTATGAATATCATAAAAAATGCGTTCGACGCTTTCGCAGCTTTTGACGCTGGCATGGCGGTCTCGGGGAAGTTGAATCCGATTTTATATTTTTTCCGCGCAAAGAACTACTATGCCATGAGAGACGAACAAGCGCTTGTTATTGAGCCGCGCGCGGGCGTTACCGATGAAAATGCCGCGGATATTGCGGAAAAATATGCAGAGTTGCCCGGTGATTGACAACTTGCACAAAGGCCGCGCCGGGATCGCCTGAAAAGGGGCGGGAAAATTGAACATAACTTTAATTCTGTTCAATTTGGCATGAAAATCGCCCCGTTTCCAGTCGTTTCAGCCGTTGCAAGCGGGACAGCCTACCCCGTGGGGGACTGTTGGCGGGCGCTCGGATTCGGGTTATCCCTCTCTGCACTCTCGGAAGAAAAAAGTCCTCTCTTATCTTGCATAATCGTGAATAACGCACTTTTGAAGTAATCCTGCCATGCGGGGGTGGTAGTTGTGGTCGGGGGTAATTTCCCTCTTGAGTAGAAAAGCCCTTTAAGTGGGGCAATACTGAATAAATATTCACTTGAGTATTCACTTTGTATCAAAAATCACGGGGTAAACACTTTTTGATAGCGAATAATCGGTGAATAATAGTGCATAAACGCGATTTTTGGGAATATTGAGGTCTGAAAATCGCGCGAAAAACAAAAAGGGCGGTAGAAGATGGAGTATAAGATAGTCGAGGGAAAAGTGCGGAAAGGTCTTGATAGATACAACCGCATAAACATTGGTGACAGCATTGATCCGATGTGGGGATTGAGGACTTATGTGGTATCTATGGACGATTTACGGCACTTGGAAAGCGGAGGTTGCTTGTATGGAGAGGACGGGGAATATGCAACTGTAATTGCGCTTGACGAAGATGGAATAAAGGCGATTCGGGAGATTGGGAATGAAGGAACACGATAGGCTTCTGAAAGAGTGGCAGAAGCGGTTAGGTCTTACGGATTGGGTAATCAGGCTGTATGACAACTGCAAGCCGGGTGATATGGCGCTTGCTGATTCGACTGGCTGTACGAGCTGGGTAGAGAGTACGAAAGTTGCGCGCGTTGAAATGCTCGATCCTGCGTATTACGAAGACAGGATCATCCCGTATGATTGGGAGCAGACGCTTGTACATGAGTTATTGCATTTAAAGACTTGCCTTATCTCAAATGGCGTAGACGATTTGCAAGAGCGGTATATGCATCAGATGATCGACGAGTTGGCGAAGGCGTTTGTGGACGCAAAAAGACATGGCGTATAAGGACATAATGGATGCGAGAGAATACAGCCGAAACTATATGCGCGAGACGCGAAGGTGGTTAGTGGATCGCGGGTATTGTTCGGAGTGCGGGAATCGAGACGCATTTACAATGGCGGGAAGATGGAGATGCGCTGAATGTGCTGAAAGGCACAATAGTCAACCGCGAGACAGGAAAGCCGAAAACGAGCGCGCAAAGGAACAGCGGAAGTATCGGCGTGAGAACAGGCTTTGCACCAAATGCGGAACGCCGTTGCCTAATTTGTATTCTTATGTTATGTGCAAAAATTGCAGGGCGCATGACAGAAACATTCAGGAAGTGCGACGGAGAGATCGCGGAATCATGCCGAAAAGCCTATATAGAGAGCTTGGCCTATGCGTGAAGTGCGGAGCGCCGCGAATGAACGGATTGACTTTATGGGGCGGCGAGGAAATCCAACTTTGCGAACGGTGCTACGCGAATACCGTAAAAAACAGTAAAGCGGGTCGTGATTCCTTCCTTGAAAACCACGGCACGACTTGGGGAAACTATCAGTATGAGTATGAGCATTTAATCAGGCATGGACAAAAAAGAGAGAATCCGTAAATATGGGGAAGTGTTCACCCCGCAAAATATAGTCGAACAGATGTGCGATAGTTTAGAAAAAGAATCGCCTGATTGCTTTGAAATTGGCAAGACATTCCTTGAGCCTTGCTGCGGCGAGGGCGTTTTCGTGTTAGAGATTCTTCGCCGCAAGTTTGCTAACTGTAAAAAGCGGAAAGACTATACGGACGCGCTGAAAAGCGTTTGGGCGATGGACATACAAGAGCGAAATGTTGACCTTACGATTGAAAATGTCCGCGCCTTGTGCGAGCAACATATCAAGCCGACAAAAGAGGATTATGAAATCATCCGCGATCATGTGATTCTGTGTGACAGCCTGAAAGTAATGCGGATGATGAATGAGTTGAACAATGGATGATTACGAAGCACTAAAGAAGAGGCTTTTAACTGAATATAAGAACGATGTATCGGCTATGATGGATTGTCTAACTCTCTGCGTGGATACGGACGATCACGAGACAAATAAGCTGATACGCGCGAATACGGCTGAATTGGTGAAGTCGGGCGGCGGTGCTGCGGCGTTGGATGTGTATAATCGGACGCTTCGTTTTGACGCGCCCGTTGACTTTGATTGCTTCATGCGGTGCATTGAGCATAACAGGCCGTTGAATGAACAGTTTTGGCTACCGAGACGGAAGAAACTCATGCCCGTCTGCAAGGCTTTGCAAGACATGGAAGACGGCAAACTCGACGAGTTGTTTTTGAGTTGCCCGCCGCGCGTTGGTAAAAGTACTCTCATGCTCATGTTCTTCCTGTGGGTGATGGGCAGAGATTCCGAACGGTCTAATCTGTATTGTTCGTATACGGATAGCGTTGTCGGCGTTCTCTATAACGGCATATTGGAGGTCTTGTCCGATCCTGTCACTTATGCGTATGCAGATGCGTTTCCGGGAAAGAAAATTGCTTCTACTGACGCAAAAGATAAGCTGATTAACATTGACAGACGGAAACGGTATGCGTCTTTCACGGGACGGTCGCTTTATGGCACTTTGAACGGCGCGTGTGACTGTAATGGTTACTTGGTTGGAGACGATTTGATCTCCGGCATTGAAGAAGCCATGTCAAAAGACCGTTTGGCGGCGGCGTGGGCGAAAGTCGATAACAATATGTTGCCGAGAGCGAAAGAATCCGCAAAGATACTGTGGATCGGTACGCGGTGGAGCTTGGTAGACCCGCAAGGCAAGCGGTTAGACTTGTTGGAGAATGACGAGAAGTACAAAGACCGCCGTGTTAAGGTCTTGAACACTCCCGCATTAGACGAAAACGACGAAAGCAACTTTGACTATGACTTTGGCGTTGGCTTTAGTACAGATTATTACCAACAGCGCAGAGCGTCGTTTGAACGCAACTCCGATCTCGCGTCGTGGTTGGCGCAGTATCAGGGAGAGCCGATTGAGCGAGACGGTGCGGTATTCTCACCATACCAAATGAGGTATAGTAACGGCGTTTTGCCCGAAGATACACCCGATAGGGTATTCATGGCGGTTGATCCGGCGTGGGGCGGCGGCGACTTTGTAGCCGCGCCTGTCTGCGTACAGTTTGGAGACGATATTTACGTTGTGGATGTCGTTTTCGATAACGGCGATAAAACGATTACGCAGCCTCTTATCATTCAGGCCGTCAAGAAGTACGGAGTTGCCGCAATCAAAGTCGAGGGTACGAAAATGACCGCTTCTTACGGCGAGGACATAGACAAAGCCTTGCGTAACGAAAACATCCGCGTGAATATGCAAATCAACACTTCGCACTTCACGGGAAACGGAAAAAGACATAGAATTTTCGACAAAGCGCCCGAAATCCGCGAGAGAATGATCTTTTTGTCGGATGGAAAGCGCTCAAAACCATATCAGCAATTCATGAATGATGTTTTTTCGTTTACCATAACGGGGAAACAGGCAAAGCACGATGACGCTTGCGACAGTCTCGCTATGGCAATAGATTTCGCGTTCAAAACGACAAACAGGGTAGAGGTTTTCAAGCGCCCTTTCTGACTGTCAAGTGTTTCTACTTGACATAACATTATTTTGTGCTATAATGTAAGCGTGGTATTAGGTATATCGTTCTCCTTCTTCCACCACTCCTTTCTTCAAAAAGAACTTGCGATTGCAAGCGGTCAGTTCTTCCACCTTTGAAAGCGTGGTCTTACACCCGCACACATAGCAAGTTGGTGTAATGGTAGCACGACAGGCTTTGACCCTGTAAGCGTTGGATCGTAACCAACACTTGCCGCCATAACCCCCTTTTCTCCATAGGACACCTCCTTTAAGAATTACCCCCACGGGTGGAGTGCTGCAACATTCG